GTTCGGGGTACGCAAACCCCGAACCGTATATAGTTTGCCAGTCACCGAAGGTTTCGGATACAACTTGATAACACCATTCACCACCGTATACGCATTAGCAACCTCACTAGTGGCACCAATAGGGGCACCGAACGCCAAATCAGCATCCGACTCAGACATGTAAATCAAACGGCGACCCAAATTAGTGGTATCAATAATAGATGTAACCTTATCCAACGCCCCAATACCAGCAAACAGATAATCCTGTTGCCCTGCAACCGTTGTAAACGTGTACGTCACCTGCAACTGTGGGAAACTAGTGCGGGTATGAATATCGTTGTAGGCGATGCGGGCATACACGTCCAACGACGAATCAGGCGCATCCGTAGAATCCGCATCCGCATGTGTCCGCACAAAATCACGCAACTCCTGCAACGTAGCCATCAAACCTTCTTTCGACCAACAGACTTAGGCTTTACTGTGGCAGCCTGGAAATCGGCTGCCCAATCAAAATCTTCACCAGCCATATCATACGGAACAGCACCCGCATACGCCGACTCCACACTTTCATCTAACATTGGACGAATCTGCATACCGCTCGCCTGGGCGCGTGCATCAAACAGGACGGCACGACCGTTCCCAGAGGAACGGTTCGCAGACTGACCGTACACCGTGTCAAACGGGACAGCATCCTTCCACACCACCGTCATATCAGGCATGCTCATGCTCCACATACGGCTGAGCGTTCGGCACAGCCCACACCAGCACACCAACCACTACAGCATCCAACACAGCTTCCAAAGCGGCAACATCAATATCAACCCACCTGGAAACAGCGGTAACAATGGCGGCAGCAACAGCACCAACCAAAGCCTTACGCATCTGACGAACCGACTCAACCATAAAAAGCTCCTTTATACGGGAAACGGGAGGGAGGTGCAGTCCTCCCTCCCGTCTATAACCCTGAAACGTCCCCGACTAGATCACGGGGTCCAAATGGTGCGGCCCAGGTAGCGGCGACCGTTCGTACCGAACGTACCATAGCAGGTGATCAAACCGTACTTGGCGTCACGGTCATACGGCTCAACGAAACCACGGAACTTCATCCAGTTCCCCGACAGGACCGCCATCTTGACGTGACGGCTGTTCAGGAAGAACCAGTAGGTCGACGGGCACAGATCGGACCAGACAACCTTCGAACCACGGTGCAGCAGGTTCGTGAAACCAGCCTCCGCAGTCTTAGCGTCAGTGAACCGCTGGTTTGCCTGGAGCTTCGACTCATAGGTCTCCCACAGGGTCTGGGTGGTCACCTGGAAGTCACAGGCATCGGCACCATACGACACCGTGTTGTATGCCTTCGAGTGCAGTGCCAGCGTGTAGGTGGCCGTGGTCGGGGTGTACGACTGCCAGTAGGTGTTTGCCGTACCGTCAATACCGCCCGACGTAGTGGAATCGCTGACCAGATCCTTAAGGCCGTTCCAAGCCTTACCACTGGACTCGGTACCATCATACTGGAGGAACGCAGTCTCAAACTGCTCGGCAGCAGTCATCTCAGCGTTCTCAACCTTCGTCTGAAGCAGCTTGATAACCGCACGGTCACCACTGTTCTTCGCTTCCTCCATACCCGACATCGGGATGAAAATCGCAGCCTGCTTCCACTGGTACTCGGCAGCAGTCACAATCTCCTCACCATGCACAGGCGTAAGAGCGTCATAGCCGCTATAGTACTGGAATGACGAGTTGGTCTTATGCTGGATCGGGAACACAGCAGTCGAACCACCCTGGGCGTCCAGCTTAGCGGTGTTCTTAATCCAGTCCAGTGCAGCGGACCGCTTGAAAATGTTGTCAACAGCCTTACCGCCCTCAGTGAAATACCGCTTCAGGGTAGTTGCAACAATGTTATCGAAATTCGGGTTACTCATAACCATTCTCCTTAGGATCGTGTACGTTCAACTTCGTATGCAAAGATATCCTCAAAAGAATCAAACGACTTCCAAGAATCATCCGACTCGCCCTTCGTCTTAACCGTAGGAACCTTCTTCGTAGAAGCCCGAGCCTTATCACGCTTCACAGCGGCCTGCTCTGCCTTACGACGGGCAGCCTCCTGGGCTGCCGATTCCTGGTCAACACGATCAGCCTTCCAAACCTTGTAGGCCATCTCCATCGTCAACCCGTTATCAATCGCAATAGGAAGAATCTGGAGAGGATCAAAATCTGAATACTTGGATTTCATCTGATTCAATTCAGACTGGACCTCCATGTTAACCCGTTCCTGAACCTGCACCTGTTGCGACTGACGCAACTCTGCAAGCTCCCGACGTGTCTCACGAAGCTCCTTCACAATCGGCCCCAACTCTGGATCATCCACGACACCATCATCATCCAGCAGCCCAAACTGTTCCTGGAAAAACTTGATTGTACCCTTCGGATCACTAGTTAGTGCTTCTTGCAAATCCTGCGCCCAACGAACCAACTCGCCCTGTGCAGCAATCTGCTGCGTCTTACGGGTATAGTCCGCTTGCCGCATATAGCCATTCCGCAACTCGTTCAACGGAACCTCAAAGGTTTCCCCGCCAACAGTCACCTTCACAGGCTTATCTTTGATAGAGTCAAAATCAAACACATCCTCGGTTACATCATCCTGATCTTCCAGACCGTCATCTGTGTCAGAATCAATGTCCTCATCGGTTTCATCGACTGAACTATCATCATCCACCTCCACCACATCGGTGTCGGCGGCATCCTCATCACCAGAATACACGTTAGCGTTCCTGGACAACGACTCTACTTCCTGACTTTCACCACCCTCAGAAATCGTGTTCTCATAGATGGCATACAAATCGTCAGACATGTTTTCCTTTCAGAATCCCCTGCGGGTTATTCTCTTACCATTTAACTTTGTCAGCCCAATATGCAGCCGACATTCTACCCTTAGAAATATTGCTCGCATGACGAGCTTTAAACGACTCACGACGCTTACGGTAAGCAGCAGACTCGCCAGCTTTCTTCGGTGAACCAGAAACCCCTTGCTGACCAAACCGAATCAACTTCACCTGATCACCCTGCTTCGCCAACACTGCATGCGACTTCTTCGGATGGCTCGGTGTCCGCTTCGGCTTGTTGTAGCCAGCAAAGGTTTCTTTGCCACGCTTAATAGCCATAACTACTTGCCGTACTTGTTGTTGTCAACAGGCCCCTTAGAGAACTGGAACTTGCCGAACACCTTTGCCTTCGGGGCACTAAGGCCACGAACAACAGGAATAGAACTAGGTGGCTTTGCGCCAGTTAGCTTGCCAGGGCTCTTGCCGAAACGATCCATTACTTGCCCTTCTTCATCATCTTCTTACCCATCATTGGCTTCATGCCCTTCTTGACGGCAGCCTTCTTAGCTGCCGCCATACCAGCAGCCGTATACGGGTAGCTCTTGTTTCCAACCTTAGGCATGATCAGGCAATCATCCACTCGGTAGCAGCAATCTTGGTGACCAGCTTCGTAGCGTTCTGCGCGGTCGTAGCCGTACCCGTCAACGTGTCCGAACCAGTCTTAGCGACCGTCACCGTGCCAGCACCCTTAGTGAGCACACGGAACTGGGCACCGACAGGAAACACCTTGCCAGCGGCAGCAGTCGACTCAGGGATCGTGAACGTGGTAGCCGAACCGTTCGTGGACACAATAATAGCGTCAACGTCAGCCAGACCAATGGTGCGGCTAGTCGTGGTTTCGGTGCGAACAACCTTCCGCCATCCGCTAAAACGCTCATCAACCTGACCAGTAGTCTCATCTGCAACAGCCATAATATCCTCCAAAAAATCGAAACATGTTTCTAATAGAACGACAAGTAACGTAACATTACATCATCGGCATAGCAGCCTCAGGAGGCATCGCTGCCCCCATCGGCATCTCGGGTGGCATACCGCCACCCATTCCAGGTGGCATACCGCCACCCATAGGCATCCCAGGCTGACCCTCAGGGCCACCAGGTGCACCAGGCATCCCAGGTTGTGCAGGTGGCTGCTGAATGAAATCGCCAGGTTCCTTGATACCGAAACCGTTACGCAACACATGCTCAGCCAACTTGGCAGGATTCACCACACCAGCCCCAATGAACGGTGCCATCGCATCCAACAATTGCATCGCAGACTGGCGACGGAATGTTTCATTCATCGGCTGCGTAGACCCAGCCTCAACCACAAAATCGTACTCACCGATAATGGCGTCACGATCAAACGGCACCCAATCCGTTGCACCATTGTCCCCAACAATCTTTGCAACCTGCTCAGATGACAGGAACTCTTGTGCCAACTGGACACACTTGCGGGCAATCTCACTGATACCACGTTCAATCGTTGCCAACTTGTCAGCCGAACGAGCATTCGACATATCCTGAATCATCGCCGCCTCAGTTGCGGTACGACGCACCTCAGCAACCGAACCACGCTGATATTCTGTCACAGCCGACGTACGATCCATGTCATCCAAAATCATTGCCGTCTGATTATAAAACTCGGGAGGCAAACTAGAAGTCTGAATAGGTGCAATCACATCGCTGAACGGCCCGTCACTGTCAATAGGGATCAGTGCGTTGTCATCCGAAGATGTCAACGCCGCCAAACCGTCAGGACCAATCTCGTCAGGCTTATACATGTACATGCGACGATACCGTTTACGGTCATTCACCATCTGCGTTCTAGTCAACGCCAACTCGACCTGCAACGGGACAATCGACTCCAAATCACCCATCGGATACAGCTTCTCAGGCACAATATGGTTCAACCAAAACACGTAAGGATGTCCGAACGGGAACTGGAACGGTTCAGGTTCGATCAAAAACATGTCGCAACCCTCAGCGAACACGCTGATGGTCTTATCAATCATGTCATAATATTCCCAAACAACCACAAAATCGGCTTCCCGACCCCGTTCCTCACCCTGGAACGTCAAATCATAATCCTTTTTGGCAGCAGACATCGCTGAACCATGCAAACGCTTACGTGCTTTCGGATTCCAACCCTCAAAATTGCGTGCATCCTCCAACGGGATGTACATACGCTGGGCGATCCAGCGTGCATTCTTGATACGGGTCGCATCAGGGTCAAAATACATGTCGAACGGTGACACACGTTCGACAACAGGGTGATCTTCAACCGCAATCCGCTTCGTGGTGGCAACAGAACCGATAATTGTGTCCTCATCAGGGCCTTCGAACGGCATTCCGTCCAGTTCTGACTGGAAACGGGCATTAGCGGACTGCATCAGCATCTCTTGGACCTCACCAACCCATTCGTCACGGTCCTTTTCGACTTCTTCCTCAACCAAAGCCCATGTGACCTTCGCCACACCAAGCCCAAACACCACGAAATCCTTGGTGACCAGCCGCATTTCCTCATGAACATCAAAATGCTGCCAATAATAGTTTGTCACAGCCTCCACCAAAGGCGCATACGAATCATATTCAGGCTTACGGGCAGTCACAGTGATCTTCGGATAGTTCACCATTACACTCGGAACAATCACATTCGCCGTAGAAAACATCATGTTGGGTGCAACAATGTCCTCATACCCTGAAAGTTCCTCATATTCGTACTGGTTCGCATACAATTTGACAATGTTCGACCACTTCTCATCAAAACCAGCGTTCTTACGCCACTTCATAGCATCATTTACACGACGCAAACAGGTCGAAACCGTCTTAGGCTTCTTTTTGTCCCCCTCAGCAGCCATATATGCCTGCGAATTGTAGCCGTAATCAGCCATCAAACACTCCCAACCTTCGCAGCAGCCGCCTGTGGGGCAGCTTTCGCTGCCTTAGCGGCCTGCACAGTCTCAATCTTCTTCAAACCAGCCACCGAAGCACCATTCCAACCCTTACCAGTCTCCACAGGAACAGGATCCAAACCCGCCGCCCGAGCCTCAGCAACCGCTTTACGGGCACGATTCGCTTCAGTGTCACTATGAAAATATTCTTTACCGCCCTGAAAGGCGGTACGAATCGTTTTCGACCTGCAAGCAAAACACCATTCAGGAGTCGTACAATCAGGATTAAACCGATCTTCAGGCCAGACACGTCCACAGTTAGAACATTCCATCACATAACCCCCAACATCGTCACACAACAGGAGTCAACCTGCGTTCCTTCCCAGCCTTAGAATCCAACAAACGCTCATACCACGCAAACGACCCCTTCACACGTGACGGATCACCATCCCCAAACACCTTCTCCGTCCTCGCATACTTGAGGCCCTGGACGGCCATCCCCAACGACATCACACAGTCATCATGCGGAGAACCCGACATACGACCACGCTGATCCCTGGTGAACGTCCTAAGCTCATGCAACGTCAACTTGTGGGGCACATTACCAACATCACGCAACCAGGCAGCCAACTCGTCCACCAACAAAGGTTTCGTCGTCGTAGTCGTCAACCAACCCATCGACTCCAAAGGACGATCCACCCGTTTCGTCAACGTGCGACGCTTAAACAAATTCTTATATTTCATACGTTGCAAAGCTTTCAGAACGGTTAGCCCATGATTGTTCACCTCGGGAACAATCAGAGCGTTCCGATAAA